AGGTGTATCCTCTGCCAATTTACAAACAGGACGAACGCCATGATCACGAATCCACGCAAATTCATCGAATAAGACACCATCTACATCAACATACATTGCAACATCATCATGCTTATGGTTGTAAGACTTTGGATTTGCCAACCACCAACTATCGTTAATAGGCTCTAACCAACATCTGTTTTTACGGTACAAATCAGTAGTTAGTAGTCCTAGTTGCACATTGTGGGGCTCATATTTTTTCGTACCGTCATCAGCGGTTAAGTCTAATGGAAAATAATCGAAATCTGAATATATTCCCCCATTGTCCCAAATCTCTTTTGCGAATGTCTCAAAAAGATAAGACTTAATATCGCTTGTCATAAAATAGTTATTACAAGCTGAATCAAATTCTGATTCAGTAACTGTATCTTTGGTTATTGCAAGGCCATCTTCTAGTTTTATCCACTCATACCCTGCGTAGGTAAATACATCGCCAGACTTAATCTCTTTTAATTTTTTCTGCATATTGTTCTCCTTTCATCCTATCCCTATTTGCCGACCTAAACATCATTAGCAGCATTTCGGACACTGGTCTTTGTCTATTCATTCTTCTAGCCTGTTTAACAGATTCAAGGTTACTGCCTGTAGGGCAATACACTCCAACGTTGAATGGGATTTCAGCGGATACCTTTTGATATACTTCGCTTGGCATTACGTAGTAGTTATAATCTCCGATGAAATTATGGCCATTCTTTGAGTGGAAATCCTCAACAGATGACTTAATTTCGTAGCAGTAAAAATCCCCCTTTTCGATACCGCTTACAGTGGTATTTAGTGGCTCAAATTTCATATAATCAACTCTAACACGGTTAGATGTGGTATAGTCAAAAGTTACCTCTCTAGCCCAATACATGCGGCTGTCATTGTTAGGATTGATTAGCTTTTCTGTAAGCTCTGACAGCCTCTTAGTTATCTCAGGTCTTGTCATTTATATTTGCCCTTTCTAAACTGCCTTATCTGCCATTAAATCATCAAGGCTCATTTGGTCGCTTTTCTTTTCAGGCTTAAGCATTTCATCCTTTGCCTTCCTGTAGAACTCTTTGCTAATTTCAAAGCCGTAAGAATTGCGGTTTAATTCCCTTGCAGCCCTCAGGCTTGAACCACTGCCACAACAAGGGTCTATTACTATATCCCCTTCATCCGTAAAGGTCTCGATTAGCTTTTTAAGCACTGCAACAGGCTTTTGCGCTGGATGTATCTTCGGGATATCCTTGCCGTCTTTTTCCCAGTTGAACCAATTGAATACCATTCGGCCAGTACCTTGAATATTCTTCCCGTTCTCGTCAACCTGTAGCCCATTTCTGAACTTCGGTAGCTTATCCCTGTATAGTACAAGTGCATACTCTGTAGCTCCTACCACTCGCATATTAGCCTTTAGCACCTGTGGGGAAAAGTTCTTGATGAATATTAGCGGTATGTAATTCTTGAATCCGTGCTTTTTTGCATACTGGATTACAAGCTGTAACTGCTCGAAGGCACAAAAGACAATCATACATGGTGCATCCGAACTCCTGCCCCTTCCTCCTGCCTGCTTAGGTTCTTTCTTCAAGAGCCTGTTGCAGAAATGGAAATATTCGGCTATGTTAAAGTTGAAATCCGTGTTAAATGCTGCCTTCCCTGCGAGTTTACTTTCTCCGTTCTTGTTGTCTCCACCCTTATACCACATAGGGTTAGAGCCGTAGAAGTTTGTACCCACATTGTACGGAATATCCGCTATGACAAGCTGAGCCTTCTGTATTCCGTATCTTTTGAAGTTTTGAAAATTATCGTTGTAAATTTCAGTTTTTATCTGCTTCATCCTTCTTTATCCCTCGCAATCTATAATTTAATTCATTACCCTTAAACTCTATAATCCTGCCTTCTGCCATCTCTATAAGCCTAGAGCCTATCGCACTATCAAAGTCCAGTAATTCGCCTGTAGTCTTTTCACTGGTTACAATCACAGGTAGATTGCATACATACCTGTAGTTGACTATCTCGAAGAGAATATTTATGTCGCTATCTGTAGTCTTGCCCTTTAAGAGGTCATCAATGACAAGCATAGGCGCAGTTTTGAATGTATCAATAGCCTTTGTATAGCTATCTTCATCGGTTATATTCTGCTTGAGCCTTGTAATCATCTCACGATAAGGCATATAAACAACCCTGATTTTTTGGTAATCCAAAAGGGCATTGGCTGAAGCTAGCGCAAGATGGGTTTTGCCACATCCTACTTGCCCAAGCAACAAGATTGAATTATGCCTTGATTCTTTGAAGTCCTGATAATTCTTGCAGTAATCAACGCAGATTGTATATGCCTTTTCAAGCTGGGCTATGCCCCTTGTGTCAAAATTCTTAAAGCCTTTAGCCCTGAATGGCTCGCTTATACCGCTTCGGGCAATCCTGCGTTTAGCCATCGTAGGCTCAAAACATTCACACCGCCTTGCCATGTCACATCCCTGCTCATCAACCCATGTTATCCACATAGAACCGCCACATTTAGGGCATACCGTGGATTCACCATTTATTTGCTCCATTCATCCTCCTTCTGCCTAAATGGGCTATTTAATGCCTAATGCGTCAAGCATTTCATCCGTTACAGGATTCTCCACTGGCTCCAGCATCTGCCTCTGTATTGCCTCAGATATTGACCTGTTAAAGGCTTCCTGTTCTGAAATAGGCGGACTATCTCCCCTGATTGAGGGCTTGCCCCTGCATTCGTTCAAGTAGCCCTCAAACTTTGATGGACTGAACAGGGTTGCAGGGCGCAGATACTTAACCATATCGGGGTTATTCAGCCATTGCCCTGATTTAGTATCAATAACCTTCTTGCAGTCTTCTACGCTAAAACCATCATTAAGCCTTGCCCTTATAGGTTTTATATTAGCCTCTGTGGTTGCTCTGTAGCTTGAGCCTGTCTTTGCGTTGAGATAGTCTATAACCTCGGTCGCCTCTTTATCGGCTTTGGTTTCCTTTGCCTTTTTGGGCTTTTTAGCCTGTTTAGTGCGTGGCTCTCCCTTGGTTTCATCCTGAACGGATTCGGTATCGGATTCAACGCATGCGGTCGAGCCTGCTCGACTATATATATTTTCTTTTAAATCTCTATTCTCTTTCTCTATATCTCTATTCTCTATGTGACATTGTGCAGAAATGTCACAAGATGTCACAGCCTTGTCACAACTTGTCACACTCGTGTCACAAGATGTCACACCGCTGTCACGCTCTCCACTGTCACATGTCACACCCTTGTCACGCTCCTGACGGCTTTTTCTCTGTCTTTCTGCGGATGTTGATTCACTGCCTATCATTTCAGGGAGCTCTACAAGGTAGTAACTTCCATCTTCTAACACCTCTAATAACTTAAACTGTATAAGGTTATCAATAATCTCCTGCATTGTATCTTTTTGATACCCTAACATCATTGACAGCATTTCAACTGTATAAGGGGTGTCCTCTGTATACATAAGCCTGCAATCTGTATTTATTGCCATAGTTAATAGGCGCATATATACACTTATATGGTCTGCCCCCTTGCTTGTTAAAAGCATTAGTGAAGGCTTTGAAAAAAAGTCGGCTGGTAATTTCAACCAGTAGTATTTTTTATCTGCCATATCTACTCCTTGTTATCATCATCTATTACGCTTTTAGCAAGGTTTAAAAACGCTTTTTCAAGTGGGGTATGTACTTCAACCTCTTTATTAAATCCGTAATTTAGAAATATCTGAATTGCTGGTTTGTACAGGTCGGGTGGAAGGTTATCAGTAAGCTCCATCAAAATCTTGTTGAACACAAATGAATCACGCTCCTTAATATCAATCATCTTTCTTTACCTCCTTTATTAGCACTTCTATTCTTGGGTTATTCTTGTCAATCTTGAAATACTGGCTATACCCTGCGATATTATCCCAGCCATCATTCTTTAGCACTTTACAGTCCTGCAAGGCATCCTCTATGACTTTTACCGCAAAGGCGTTTATATTGGACTTGTCGCGCCTTTTATCCGCCTCGTAGTATGTGTATTCGATAAATACCTTCTTATCTATCTTGATGCCTTTTAGCTGGGCTCTGATTGCCTCGTTGGCTATCCGTTCATACTTCTTCTTCATCTGAGCGCCTACAAAGCGGTTGCGGTTCATAGCTCCGATGAAGTCGTTTAATGCTGGGAATGTGCGGTTACTCTTAAAGTGTACCCCTTCAATTACAAAGCTGTATTCTTTCATCTGTTCCCCTGCCTTTTCCTTTTCTCTCTTGCCTCTAATTCTTCAAGCGCTCTTTTCATATCACTGCTTGGCGGAGGTACAAGGCCTAAGTCTTTCATATCGCTTATAACCCCTTCAAGCAGTTTTGAAAATTCAGTGCTTGAATAGGTGGAACTGCCAAAGAAGCATAGCAGCTCTACCATATTGCCCCTTTTACCTACCTCTTCCGTTTCTCTCCACAAGGCCTTGATATCATCAAGTGCCTCTTCTTTAACGAGGATATGGGTGTATTTACCATATCTCTTGAGTTCATAAAGGTAAGCATCCCAGTTTGTCATACCTGTTGCTCCTGCTATGTCAGAAAGGCAAGCCCACAACATAGCATTCGCATCAAGGCTTCTTTTTTTCTTTGCCTTTTCAAGCTTTATATCAAGCCTGAGTTCTAATAGGCTTTCAATATCGGCAGGCTCTACATCCCTTTTT